TCAACTGAGATTCATGCCTGAAGCAATCACGATCACTCAAGACGAAAGCCCAGCGCTGTCACCCGAGAACGAGGAGATGCTTGCCGCCATGGCAGGCGAAGACGACAAGGAAGGTGAGTTACTTGCTGGCAAGTACAAGTCCGTCGAGGACCTGGAGCGTGCCTACAAGGAACTACAGACCAAGCTTAGCCGTGGCGAATCAGTCGCCCCAGAATCCGAGGACAACGACGACGCTGACAACGACGACGGTGAGTCCGAGTCCGAGGACAAGCCAGAGGGCAATGCCCGTGAACTGTACGGGGACTTGATTGGCGGCAAGCTTGAGGAAGCACAGATCGACTTCCAGGACATGAATGTCCGCTGGCAACAGACGGGCACCCTGGAGGCCGGAGATTATGAGCAGCTGGCTGAGGCTGGCTTCAACCGGGACATGGTCGATGCGTACCTGTCCGGGCTGCAGTACAAGCAGGCCCAGGACACAGCGCTGTCGGTCAAGGAGGTGGCCTCGATTAAGGAATCCCTTGGTGGTGAAGCTGAGTACAGCAAGATGATTGAGTGGGCAGCGTCGAACCTGTCCGCCGACGAGGTCGAGGGCTTCAACCAGATCATCAACACCCAGCCCATGGCTGCGGTGAAGATGGCCATCACTGGTTTGCATGCCCGGTACTCAGCTGTCGAAGGCCGCGAACCCAAGCTCATTGGTGGTCGTGCCCCCAAAGGCAGCACCGATAAGTTCGAGAGCACAGCCCAACTGGTGGCCGCCATGTCGGATCCCAAGTACAGCACCGACCCTGCGTACCAGCGCAAGGTGCAAGAGAAGCTCAGCCGATCGAGTATCTTTTAGTCGGACCAAATGGATTTTCAAGCCTCCCTCCGCGACAAGGGGGGCTTTTTTATGGCGCTTGCGCGGATTAGTACACTTGTTGCACCTAGACCCACTCACAGAAGCGACGGCCCACTGCGGTGGACACCCGCTCGTGAACGGGAGCCCGGCGTCGGGTTAAACCCCAACCCTTTCCCCTAGGAGCCCAGCAATGGCAGCCCCCGATTTTACCGCTTCACGTCTTGGCCTTGTTAACGCCGCTGGTGGCGGTTCTTGGGCCGGTGACAACGCCCTCTTTCTCCAGGTCTGGGCCGGTGAGGTTCTCACCGCGTTCCGCAAGGCCACCATCTTCGAACCCCTTCACACTGTCCGCACGATCTCGAGCGGCAAATCCGCTTCGTTCCCCATCGTGGGGCTCAACTCCGCTGCGTACCACACACCCGGCACAATGCTGACCGGGACCGCTGTGAAGAACGCTGAGGCCGTCATCAAGATCGACGACAAGCTCGTGTCCAACGTGTTCGTTGCCGACATCGACGAGGCCAAGAACCACTGGGATGTTCGGAGCCCGTACTCCGCTGAGATGGGCAACGCCCTGGCTTACACCTTTGACCGCAACATTGCGGCTCAAATCGCCAAGGCTGCTCGTACTGCCACCAACTTCAACACCGACCTTCCCGGCGGTACCCGCATCAAGATTGTGGCCACCAGCAAGGCTGCCATCACTGGCTCCCAGCTGGCTGCTGCTCTGTTCTCCGCTGCTCAGCGGATGGACGAGAACAACCTGCCCGAGATGGATCGCTACTGCGTCCTGGCCCCTGCCGAGTACTACAAGCTCGTTCAGACCACCGACGTGATCAACCGCGATTGGGGCGGCGCTGGTGCTTACGCCGACGGCACCGTGCTGAAGGTTGCTGGCATCACCATCCTGAAGTCGAACCACCTTCCCACCACCAACCGCTCTGCGGCCTCCGGTGAGAACAACGACTACGCCGCCAACTTCACAGACTCCGTCGCCCTTGCTTTCAACAAGCAAGCCGTCGGCACCGTGAAGCTGATGGATCTCAAGATGGAGCAGACCGGAGCTGACGTGCACGCTCTGTGGCAAGGCACCTTCATGGTTGCTTCCATGGCACTGGGCACCAGCGTCCTCCGTCCTGACTGCGCTGTTGAGATCTATACCGCTACCAGCTGATCGCGGCCAATATGGGGGGAGCTTCGGTTCCCCCTTTTTCCTTAGGGCTCTGCCATGACTCTTGCTCGCACCACGTTTCTGGAAGCCGTGAACCGGGTGCTGCAAATGCTCGGCGAGGCGCCAATCAATAGCCTCGAGGGCCAGTTCGGCTTGGCTCAACAAGCACAAGATTCAATCAACGACGTCAGCCGCAAGGTTCAGACAGAGGGTTGGTCGTTCAACACTGACTACGAGCGCCTGCTGGTGCGGGACGCAGAGACCAACGAGATCGCCGTTGGTTCCAATGTCAGCCGGGTCAAGGTTGAGCCTTTCTCGTACCCAGACCTGGACGTCGTGCAGCGTGGGTCCAGGCTTTATGACCGCAGGGCTGGCAGCTACCAGTTTGACGAGGACTTGTACGCCGACGTCACCTACATTCTGGAGTGGGACGAGGTGCCTGAGTACGCCCACCAATACTTCATGATCAAGGCTGGCCGCCAGTTGCAAGAGGCGATCTTGGGTTCAGCCGACCTGTCGCGGATCAACATTGCTGCCGAGGCCGAGGCCCGCAGCCAGTTCTTGGAGGAGGAGACCACCCGCGGGGAGCACAGCTGGCTACGTGGCAATCCAAACCACATGGATGTTTTCATGACGTACAAGCCAGCCTGGGCCTTGCGCCGTTAAGCCATGCCTTTGATCAGTAGCTCTATTCCGAACCTGATCAACGGGGTCAGCCAGCAACCAGCAGCGTTGCGACTGGCGTCCCAGTGCGAGCAGATGGTCAACTGCATGCCCAGCCCGGTGGAAGGGCTGAAGAAGCGGCCACCGGCACAGCACTTGGCCAAGCTGTTCTCTGGTTCGGCGGGTGCCAACCGTCCGTTCACGACCATCGTGGATCGGGACGGAACGACTAAGTACCTGGTCCTGATCCAAGACAACGCCATCAAGGTCTTTGGTCTGGATGGTTCCACCAAGACTGTCACCACCCCTGACGGCACGTCGTATCTCGACATCGCTGGTGAACCCAGCTCCGTGTTTCGAGTGGCGTCGGTGGCGGACTACATGTTCATTGTCAACCGGGAAAAGACGGTGGCCATGGCGACCACGACGTCGCCCAGCTGGGGCACCAAGTCGATGGTGTTTATTCGGTCGGCTGAGTACGCCACCACGTACAGCATCACCGTCGAGTCCACCACGGTCTCGTACCAGACGCTGCCAGCCGGCGGCAAGCGCCTGTCTGCCAGTTACAGCAGGAACGTCAACACGGTCACGGTGACTGCCACGGCCCACGGCTTGTTCACTGGGGACGAAGTGGACATGAGCTTCCAGAGTGGCGCTGGCACTGCAGGCACTTTTACGATCACGGTGACTGGTGCCAACACGTTCACGTATACGGACCCGGTGGGTGGCACGACGTCCGGTAACTGCACCGTCGTCCACGAACCGAACTACAGCCCAAGCACCGTTGAGATCGCAGGTGCGCTGAAGGCTTCGCTGGCCACAGCCTTAGGCGCCAGCTGGACCGTGACCAATGGGGCCGGTGAATACGTCGTGCGGATCGCCAAGAACGACGGCACCGACTACACCCTTGGCAGTTCAGACACCAAGACAGGTCTGGCCACCGTGCCGGTCAAGGGCACCGCCGACGCCATCAGTGACCTGCCGACCACCGCTGAGCATGGGTTCATCGTGAAGATCGTTGGCGCTGCGGCCACAGGAGCTGACGATTACTACGTGAAGTTTGTGGCCAATGCAGGCTCCGGTTTTGGCCTTGGCATTTGGCAAGAGGCCGTGGGCCCTGGCATCCCGTACCTGTTTGACGCGGCAACCATGCCGCACGTGCTGATCCGCAACAACGACGGCACCTTCACGTTCCAGAAGTTCACGTGGTCTGGCCGGGTGGCAGGCGACAACATCACTGCAAAGGAGCCCAGCTTCATTGGCTCCAAAATCCAGAACGTCAACCTGTTCCGCAACAGGCTGGTGTTCTTGGCCGACGAGAACGTCATCACCTCTGCCGCTGATGCCTACGACAGGTTCTGGCCGGAATCCGTACAGACCGTCGTTGACTCAGATCCCATCGACCTGAGTGCTGGCAGTCGCAGGATCAATTTCTTGATGTCGAGCTTGGCCTTTGCCGATGTGCTGCTGGTGTTCAGCCGCAGCGGCCAGTTCCGATTGAGCGGTGGCAATGCAGTTGCCGCAGCGCTGACACCCAAGACAGCAACCATCACCCAGGTCACAGCGTTTGAGATGGGCGACGTCGTGGACCCCGTGATCGTGGGCCGCACCATGTACTTCGCTGTGCCCAAGGGTGAGTACAACGGGCTCCGGGAGTTTTTCCTGCCCGATGCGTCAGGCCCGGTACCCACGTCGGAGGAGGTGACGTCGTCGGTGCCACGGTTTCTGCCAGCCAACCTTTGCAACTTGGTGGCGACAGCATCAGAGGAGGCGGTCTATGCCGTGTCCAAGGACCAGCCCGGGCGGATCTACACTTACAAGTTCCTGTTCCAGGGGGACAACAAGCTGCAAAGCGCCTGGGGTTACTGGGAGGCGGGGTCCGCCAAGTCGATCATCGGCATCGACATCGTGGACACCGACCTGTACCTGGTCGTCGAATACCCGGATGGCGTTTACCTGGAGCGCGTCCGCACCACGGCCGAGGCCACCGACACCGGGTCCTCGGTTGAGTTATTGGTGGACCGCAAGGTCAGCGAGACCAGTTGCGTCACGACGATCCTGCCTGGCTCCGGCATCGAGCGACAGTCCGTCATCAAGTTGCCGTACATCCCGGCCCCATCCAGCACCATGGTCGTGGTTGGCCGGGAGGCGGCTGACAACAACCTGGCCCACGGCCACATTGTTTTTCCAACAGCTGTGGAGGGCGACGAGCTGACGGTCAGGGGCGACCTGACGAACTCCAAGTTTTATGTGGGTGAGCTCTACGACATGCTGTACGAGTTCAGCACCCAGTACCTGAAGGAACAGCCCCCCGGTGGTGGCATGGCCGTGATTGCAGGGCCCAAGCTTCAGCTTCGCACCTGGACCATGCTGTTCGACAGGACGTCGTCGTTCAGCGTCAAGGTCACCCCTCGTGGCCGGGACACCATGACGTACCCGTACACCGGGTTCGAGGTTGGGGACCAGGAGGTGGCCCTGGGCGAGCTGTCTCTCCGCAACTCCAAGTTCCGGGTGCCGGTGATGGCCCAGAACATCGAGGCCAAGATCGAAGTGGTGAGTTCCGGCCCCCTGCCCTGCCGCCTCCAGTCCGCAGAATGGGAAGGTTGGTACCACACCCGAGCTGCACGACTGTGACGTCCGCTTACACCCGGCCCACCAGGGTCGCCGACATTCCGTATGTGGCGGAGTTTATGCGGGAGGAGGACGTCGCAGAGGTACGTGCGTTCTCAGGTCACACGCCCCAGGAGTCTTTGCTGCACAGCTTCTTTCAAGGTGACCCCTGCATGACCATGATCGGCAGGGACGGCAGGCCCATGGGCATGTGGGGCGTCGTTCCGCAACGATCCGACGTCGGTGCCATCTGGATGTTGTGCACTGACGACCTGGTCCGGGATCGCCTTAATTCCATGCGGTTCCTGCGGGAAGCCAGGACCCACCTGGATCGGATCCAGCGTCGCTACAAGGTCCTTTTCAATTTCGCAGATGCCCGTAACCTGGTACATATCAAATGGTTGCGGTGGATGGGGTTCACCTTCATTGCGTCGCATCCCAATTTCGGAACAGAGGGTCGGCTGTTCTACGAGTTCGCGAGGATCTGAACCATGTGTCCAATGGCTCCGGCAATGGCATTTGCGATTGCCTCTGGCGTCCTGACCGCTGGCCTTGGCATCGGTCAAGCGGTGACTAGTGCTCAAGCCGCTCAGCAACAGGTGTCGTTTGCCAACGCCCAGGCTCAGCAAGGCTTTACGTTCCAGCAGATGCAAGCCAGCTCTACTCGGAACTTCGAGCAGATGAAGGCCAACCAGCAGGAAGAGATGATGCGGATGAATCGGTTGTTGGCTGACAACGCTTACGCCAACGACATTGCAGCCTTTAACACCAGGCAAATACAAGAGACTGCAGCTGCCAGCCAGGAGCAGCAGAAAGGCGCCATTGCTGGGGTTAAGGCCCGGGGCGAGGTGATTGCGTCTGGTCGCCTGGGCAACTCGGTCGATAATCTGGTGGCTGACTTCCGACGACAGCAGGCCCAGTACGACTTTGCAACCAGCCAGAACCTGGCGTTTACTGGCACCCAGATCCAGCTACAGAAACAAGGGGCCGCGGCCGAACGTGGGTCCAGGATTGCCAGCCAACAGGCTTACATCAAGCAACCGGTGCTGGATCCCCTGGAGCCCATTTACCAGGCCAAGCCGAGCATGACGCCGTTCATCTTGCAGGGGGCTGGGGCCGTGTTGTCTGGCGTCAACACAGGGTTCAGCAGTTACAAGAGCAGTCCAAACTCCTGGAAGCCAAAGTCGGAAGGTGGAACCTGGACCCCACCTGCGCCCAAGAAAAAGGAATAACCCATGGCACGCCTCTCTACCGGTCAGACCTACGGCGAAGCAAGCCGGGCCACAGCGGCTCAACTGCTGGGTGGCATCCCCGTGGATGCGTCTATGGGCGCCTTGGCCCAGGGCTCCATCAATGCCCCGTCGTTGCAGCCAAAGGCTGCACCAGTCGAGACATTTCAACGGGTGGGCGCACCGACGCTTGGCGGGGCCCCTCAGTTCTTTGCGCCACCCAAGCTGCCGGACCCTGGCCAAGACCTGGCGAACTTGGCCCGAAGCCTGGGTGGGTTCAGCTCCACGCTCCAGAGCTTCGGCGAAACGTTTCTTGCGAACAAGCAAGAGCAAGAAAAGAAGAAGGAAGCATCATCGGCCGCCTTCGTTGGACAGACAGCCAAGTACGGCCCTGCCCGGGGCATGGCTGACCTTGCCGCCAACCTTGAAAAAGCTGCGACCCTTGGCGACGCACAGGCGGCCAAGCACCTGCAGTACGTCAAGGAGCAGATGAACTCCTCGTACGGCCGCTATTTCCTCGAGCGGTCCATCGAGCAGAACGCGATCTCGAGTGCAGCGCTGTCGCTCCCGGATCAGATCGCGGCTACCGCCACCATCCAGGTTGACGGCAAAGAGGTCGATTTCAAATCCTTGCCGACGACAGACCCCAGGTACCTGGCTCACCGGGACAAGCTGTTCTTTGGTGGCGTGCAGATGACGACGCAGGGCTACGCCAAGAACCAGCAGCTGATTTTGCAGGCCACGTTGCAGGCCGACGAGGTCCATCGCAAGGCTTACAACACGGAGCAGGACGGCAAGAAACTTACCCAGTTCACAGTCAACAGGTACGCCACTGCTGACAATCTGAGGCAGGGGCTGAGGAAGGGAGGGGACGCAGGGCCCATTGCGTTCAAAACCAGTCAAGAGATCACCAAGCAGCTCGAGCAACTCAAGTTGCTTGGTCTTTCACCAGAAGTATTAAAGAAAGAAACCAATGAATATCTGGAAAAGTTTGGCATGAATTTTGTTACCTCATTAAAAAGAAACAATCAACTGATTGACAACATTGACGAAGTTCTTGGCACTGTCTTTAGAACCGTATTTACTGGCCCGATAGAGGAGCGCATGAGCAAGGAAGGCAAACCAAACAGGAATCTATTGCTTTACAACGCGCTTGGTGGCGAGTCGTATCTGGACCAGCTGCTTGCAAAGACAAGGGCTGCCCAGCTTCAGAGCTACAGCCAGCAGGGCCAGGTGGCTTCGATGCAGGCGCAAGAGGACTACAACGCCCGCCGGATGCAGGCCGAGAAAGACGGCACGTTCAAGGATCCCGCAAGAACCACAGCATTTATTGAGCGGGAACGCCTGGCCGCTCAAGCCATTCCTGGCTACCAGGACAGGACCGCGTTGCTTGGCGTCATTGACGCAGAAGAAAAGAACCTTACGGAGGCCGTGATCAAGCCACGTCAGGAGGAGACAGCGGCCAAAATTGCCAGCCTGATGGTTGGCACCGAAAAAAACGAGGCCGCCCGCAACCGCCTGTCGGCCGATCTCGACGTCAAGCTCCGGCGCAAGGAGATTTCCGTCGCCGACTACGAGAAGTACAAGCTGGCCATCGCAGCCCAAAGCAATAAGGACGTACGGAGCTACGACAAGGACATCAAGGACCGCATGGACAGGGCTCTCAAGGATTGGGACCAAAAGAGCAAGAGCTCCAACTCGTACAACGGCACAAGCACCGTCGGGTACGAAGACAACGCCAGGTGGAAGGCGTCTTCTCTGATGCTCACAAAGTCCCGGGAGGTTGTGACGCAAGCTCTGAAGGAAGGCAGGGACCCGATCGAAGCCTTGAACAAGACGTGGGCCAACAACAACTGGGGCCTGCGCGATTACAAGGACGTCGTTGGGTCTCAACCAGAGATGTACAAGTCCAGCGCTGAGCTGATCAACAGCAACACCGGTTGGTTCAGCCGCAACGCCATCGGACCCCAAGCGGCCCGCAACCTGGCGGGTCAGGCCAACAAAAAGCGGTTGTACAAAGAGGCCCCGTTTGTTGCCGACGTCGACCTGTACCTGGAGGGCCGGCCAACGGAAAACTTCAAAACCTTGCTGAAGACAACCAGCAAGCCGTCCGTGCTGATCTTGAGGCAACTGCAGCTGCATGGCATCGACGCTGACCCGGCGATGGTGGATCGGCTCAAGGCCCTGGACGATCAAAAGATTTCAACAGCACCCGCACCCCGTCGTCGGACGACGCCCCAGCAGAACAACGCCTTGAACGGCATCCAGATTGCAACAGGTGCCGTGAGCAGGGTCCTTAACCCAGTGCAAGCGTTAAGCAGCGTCCTGGCTCCAGCAGCGCAGGCTCAGGCGGCACCGCCGCCGCCACAGGCCCGGGACATGTCGATGTTCTACGCCGATCCCGGGCCGAAGCCTAAGGCGACACAGGTGGCAATGGCGCCACCACCACCCAGGGCCAAGCCCAAGCCAGCAACCAGCCAAAGCGGAAGCATGACGGGCCTCGCCACCTACTACACAGGCAGCGGTGGCAGCGATGGCGTCGTTGGCGCTATGACAGCCAACAACAGAGACCGCTTCAATCCCAACGCCATGACAGTTGCGGTGCAGAAGTCTTTGCGTGGCAAATACTTAAACAAGTGGCTTGTCGTAGAAGACGTGGGCACAGGTAAATCCGTTCGCGTGTTTGCTAACGACGTCGGATCCATGGGCGGCACCGATAAATCCATCAATCGCCAAGACCCACGCATTGTCGACCTGTCGCCAGCAGCGTTTAAGCAGTTGTACGGGGGCCTGAGCCGGGGCGTTGGCCGCATCCGTGTTCGCATTGACTCCAACCAGCAAGGCCAGTCGCCATCCCGCGTCCGCTAATGGCAGGGTGCAAGTGCATCCCTGATAATTACTGACAAGAGCCAGACCTAAACCATGCCCATCCAAACCATCCGTGACCCCAAGACCGGGGAGGAGCGTCGGGTATTTGTGTCGCCGAGTGGCATGGGAGACGGGGCTGCGCCTAAGCCCAAGC